GATAATTCGCCTACTGTTAACGACATTATTTAATCTCCAAACTGAGATTTGAGGTATTTATCGAGATGTCGGTCTGTGCCGATTTCTGTAATTCCACTTTGTAATTTTTGTTGTTCATATTGTTGCAATTCTACTGTAACGCTTGCGCTGCTTAAGCAATTATATAACAAAATGAACCTACGCCATGACATACCAGCTTTTATTTCTGGCATTAAGTTTATGTGGTATTCTCTCTGAAAGTCAGCTTCTATTAAGTTCCAGTTATTAAAAAAAGTTTTTACTTTGCTTTGTCTTTGGATTCTTTCGGTGTCTGATTCGCTTTTGGGTCAGCATCACTTGCACTCCCATCTAAGTTATATACTTTCAACATGTGTGATAGTACATCATTTAGTTGCGGTAAAGACATTCCATCTTCCAGCCAGTCCTCTACTACTGCTTTACCGAACAACGCATTTATTAGTGCGCCTATATCAGCTGCATTCAAAGATTCATTCACTCCTTTATCTGAAGTAATTTTTGTTATTTCTAACATGAACGCAGCTGATACCGAAGCTGGTAGTTCGTACTTTTTACCACGTATCTTAACAACTATGGGTTCTTCCTGTTGCTCTTCCCACGCAGCATCGAAGTCTATAAAATTTCCGCTCATAATTTATACCTTTCTTCTAAATAAGATTAGGCATCAGTATATGTAACTGCGCCTGTTGCTCTTATTGTTGCACTCCATGTCATAACATTGTTGACATCGCCTGCAAGTGTAAATACCGCAGTACCTGTGAACTGAATTGTTGAACCACCATTTGTAGTTAGTTTATAAACATAAGGTGTATCAGATTTACCTGCATCATAGATAACTTCTTGTCCAGTATCTATATCGCCTGTTGAATCATCCTCTAGCCAGAATCCATTAAGTGTGAACTCAATAGCTCTTCTAATTACTTTATGCTCTGTATTAACTCCACTACCAAAATCGGTAACATCAGCATCTGTCGGACTGTTAGACATAGAAAAGTCGGTAATACCATTAATGGTGTTAAAACTTGAACCACCATCTTGTGATACTTCCCATGTTGCAGTTTTAGCTGCTACTTTAGCGTTAGCCATCTTTCCTTATCTCCTTTTTAACTAACTTCTGTTAGTTCCTATATCTCGGACTTCAATATTAAAATTGACTGTCCATTCGTGTCTGCCATTGTCATCACGACCAATATCTATCGGTGTGTTTTGCGCAACAACCTTTATGACACTACTACCACTAGATATTAGCGTAGTATTTGTAAGTCCTTGCAATTCATCGAATATTTCTTTTGCAATGTTATAACCTACTCTTGGGTCTTTTGTACCACGTACTCTAGCTTGAACATTTATATCGGAGAATGGATTTTTGTCATCTACAATACCGCCATACTCACTTACCATTACAACTGTATCTGGACTTGATGGCATAGTAGAAATAAAAACATTACCAGTAACTCCAGTTGAATCGAAGCTGCAATTAGTAATATTTGTACCTATCCATTCTGCTACTTCCGAAGCTAACATTATTTATTTCCTTTTCTGATTTCTCTTTGTATTATCTGCAACGCTTTCATTTGGTTTTGTTGAAATGGCAGCTCTAAATACTTTGCGGTTCTTCCTTCAGCATGTCTAAAATTTAATTCTTCGTGTTGTCTTATAGCGTAAGGTGTGTCATAAAAAACTGCGCCTTCATGTTGACCGCCAGTGTCTTGTCTGTTAAATGCTATGCTCGCAGATTTTTCTAATAGACCAGTATCTTTAGGAACTATCTTTACTGATTCTTGTTTTATAAACTCTAATGCTTTAACTAATCCTTTTCTGGAGTTATGATTTATTTTTTTTCTTACATTATTCCCATGCCAGTCAAAGTTGTAATATTTAGCCACTTGTTGTATCAACTCCTAAATCAGCTTCGATATGTGAAATGTTACTTAGACCATATATCTTGTTAACTTGTAATACAAAATATGTAATTGAATCAAAAGATATTTTATCGCCAACTTCAAGTGCTTGGTCTTTTTCTGCATATAACTTTGCTGATGCTATTGTTTCGTTAGCTTCTTCTGTGCTTACTCTCTTGCTGCTTGGTTCTATTCTGCATCTAATAGTTTCAGATGTGTCAAACACTTCTCCATAAGCGGACATACCTTGTAGCGAACTTCTTGTTGCTTCATGTTGCAGCAGCGGACTTATGATACCCATTACTCGTGTACTTGGTCATCAGTTATAGCTTTAGGTAAACTGTCATCGTAATTGTAAAAGACTGCTGCGGTGTGTCCATAAAAACCATAATTAACTAATATTCTTTTTGCTCTAGGTGCAAGTATGTCTGGATATTTGTCCAGATTTAACGCACCTAATTGAACGCTGCCAGTTAATTCTAATTTATCAAAATCTTCTAATCCTAATTCGACCATATATTCCATCTGAAATGCAGTAGAATCTCTTAATATATCGTGTACATCACTGTTTGTTGGATTACCAGATGAATCTATTTTAAATGCTACATTAACGTGATAATCAATAATGTCGGATGCTAATTTAAGTTTTGCATCAGTAACTGAATCAGAACTCGCAGTTCTTCCTGTTGCGGTTTCATATTCAGAAGTTGTGCAATAACTCGGTCTTAAATAAACGTTGTTTGCCATTTTACTCTTCTTCTAATACTTTTGGTTTTACTGCCGCTACTCTTCTTTTACCTGTCTTGGTTTTCCATGCACCACCAGCTACATCTGGTGCTTCGATTGCTTGTATTTTTTTTCTCATTTCTTTATCGATTAAAGAATCATTTTCAAAAAAAATAGGTTCATCGTTTAGCATGTACCATGACATTATTCTTCTTCTTCTACTTTCTTAGATGATACTTTCACTTTTTCTTTGACTTTTGCTTTGTCATCGACTGGTTTCCATCCCCTGCGTTCTGCTTGCTGCGGTGGATAACCTTTATGAATTACACCATCTTTATCTATAAAATCCATGACCGAATTTTAACATAGAAAAAGAAAAGACCCACCAAAAAGTGGGTCTTATCTTATGAAACTATTACTACTTAGATTGCAGCAATATTAACAATTTTTCCATGTGCATTTGGATTACCATACTTAAGTCCAACTTCTCCATAGATTTGGAACTTTTCAGCAGCACCTTCTTTTGCAAGTGGTTCTACGAATAAGAATCCTTTATCTGGGATGTTCATAAATACTGGTACGCACAATTCAGCAGATACAACATATAACTGTTGTGTGTTAACGTGTCTGTTCAAAAGAACGTTCACTTTACCAAAATCAGTTTCTATTGTTGTAACGTTAACGCCAGCAACATTACGTGATTCTTCACGATAGTTCTTGTCAGTAACAAAAATCTTTGTTAACTGTCTTTTAACGTTTGCATTAGCCATAAGTGTTGCAGTTTCAGAAACTTGGATTCCGCCATCTTCCCATACTGCTTGCATAAGGTCTAATACCATATCTTCTGTTAATACGCCATCAGCTGCATCAACGCTATTACCAGCAGCATTAGCAATACCTTGAGTTTTTCTCGCAGTAGTGTTATCTGATGGGTCGTTAAATGCACCCTCTAAGAATGATTTTTCTGCATCTCTAGCAATTTGCTTTAGCATTTGCTCGACTTGAAAATCCATTTCGTTTGTTACTGGATTCTCTCCAGCTATATTTTCTCCACTGTAAGCACCAATAGCAGCCATCTTTGAGTATGATACTTCGATACTCTCTTGCATGATTTGGCATACGTTGTAGTAGTTACTTCTAACTCTTGATTCGCTTGTAGGTGCGTTAGCGCCTTCTAGTGCAGCATTATCTGATGCAGCAGCTCTCAAGTCGTATGCTTGCCATTGGAATGAAGGACTTGTAGTAGATTCTCCACCACTTAGTCCACCAATTAAGCTCAAAAATGGAGTATCGCTTGGGGTCAACTCAAATAAATCTCCCACGTAATTAGGAAGATTAAAAGTTTGACCTTGCCCTGTAATTCCAGCCATTCTAGCTTTTCTCCTTTAAATCAACTTGTTAAATTAATACTTAGTTATTTTCTCTAGCTAACTCATATAGTCTTTGAGACTTTAACTTTCTTGCTTCTTTTAAATTCTTATCTGCTTCAAGTTGTCTAATCCTTGATTCAGTGTCAAGTGGTTGACTATCGTTAGACATATCAATTCCACTTTTCTTTGCAACTGAAGGAGAAGCATTTGCCTTAAGGTTCGGTTTAGCTTCTACTGCTTTAGTTATCATCTCTCCCAACTTATCTTTAAGTTCTGGGTCATCTGCATCTAAATCAGTTAAACCACCCATCGCCATCAAATATGACCATGTTAATTCTTCATCAGCACCTTCAGCTGATACAACGTTGTTAAATGCTTGCATTAGTTTGAGATTTTTATTCTCACTCTGAAGTTTTGCAACTTCTTCAGCTAATGATTCAGCATTGCTGCCTTCAGATTCTTCTACGAATCCTAACGCTTTTCCTAAGTTGTCTATTAGGTCGTTGTATTTAGTTTCAACTTCCTTCTTTTCAACTCTAAACTTTGCAGCTTCTTTGTTAGCTCTTTGTATTCGCTTATCAAGTTCATCATCTTGAGAAGTATCTTCAACGATTTCTTCTTGAGATTCTGCAACTGCTGCTTCTTCTACCTTAGATTCTTCAGCGCTTGATACATCGCTATCTTGCACTTGTTCAGATTTTTCTTCTGCCATTTCACTACTCCTGTTAGGTTTTAATTACATCGAACTTTCGATGTAGTGCTTACTGCTATATCTTAGACTTAATAATGTAAATTATATAGATATTTCGGCAGATTTTTGTTCCAGCAGTGTTCTGATGGTTGCCAGTGTCTCTTTGGATTTATGTCATTACGCAGTAGCCATGCGGTCATATAAGATGAATCGTATGGACTATAAGGATTAAAGTTTTCGTTAAGTTTCTCTGATAACCAGTTTGTGGTTTTGTCTAAATATTGCCATATACCTTTAGCGCCAGCACTTGATACTGCATATTGTCTGCCGCTTGATTCGCAGAATGTTGTAGCAATAGCCCAAATATAATCTTCTTCTTCTAAATATAAATCAAACGCATGATGATAAGGTTGTGTGATTTCCGCAGCTTCTTGATACCATTGACATGTTTTGTATTCAGATAAAAATTGCGGTGTAAAAACCGCAATTCCTATTAAGCATTCTATAATCATCTATCAGTCATTATAGCTTTACCTTTTTCTAGTGTATCTTTTACGCTCTCTCCCCTTCTAGGTTGGTCTGCTTTAAAATTAGCATATAACCATCCACCATGTGGGTCTGCATATTCGTAAGTCTCTGGTTCAAATATATCAGCTCTTGGTTGTGGATAAGGTGCGCCCTTCCAGCTATTAGATTTGTAAATGATTCCAGTATTAGAATCTATATGACATACAATTCTTGCTTTATCGCCATTGTTATTTAAGACCCATACTTTATCCCACTTATCGCCAAAAGTAACGCCACGTTTGTTTTCGTAAGCATCGTTTTTATCCCATCCCATACCAGCGAAATACAACTTATGATTCTCTTCTAATTTTTTCATTAATTCAACTAGCATTGCTAGATAAGATTCTCTGTAAAAACTATCAGCTTGTTTTACTTCATCTATTGTATAAGTTTTACCTCTCTCGAATCTACTGATTCTCGGTGCTTTTGGCATTTGAAAATCTGTCATTTCCATCCTTTCTTTTATGGTCTTAGTGTATCACATTGTGATATTAATATGCAAGTTATTAAAATTTAGTTCCATCTGATTCTTCATCACTTGGAAATGCTGCCATTAGTGCAGCTGCTGCACCTTTAATAAATTCTGTACGCATCCACTCTATCTTGTTAAGAATGAATCTTAATTCTCCGATGGTCATTTCATTTTTATATTCTTGACCACCAATAAAATTAATGTCAGCTACATAAATATCTTTCCACGATAAATAAATTTCTCCATCTGCTTTTGGTGTCATAAAAGAAATACCGCCACGTTCTTTTTTGATTTCTTTAACCATCCAGTTTTCATGGTCAATATCTAAATCAGTAAAATGATTCATTAGTCCTTGAAATCCATAAGTCCATGTGTCATTCATTAAGCTACTCCCTTCTTCTTGTCCAGCTCTTGGTGCATCTTTAACAAGTTAGGTTGATACTTTGGCATGAAATAGTTTTGCATATAATCTGCTTGGTTCTTGAACTCTGGAAACCTTGCATTAAATTCTTTAGAATCTAAATGCCAACATTCCATCGCAAGTGGCATATCTTCTTGGAAGTCAGTAGATTCTCCTAAGAATACATCAAGCACATCTTCCCATGTCCACTCAACATAAGTATATTTACCATCGAGAATTGGTTTATCTTTTGCTACCCATTCATCCCATGTCATGACTTGCTTGTCGCCTTGCTTAAGCTCGCCATCTTCAAAATAGTTTCTAGCTGAATTAGAAGCATCTATCATAGTAACGCTGCCATCAGCATTTGTTTTTTTCAACAAGCAGTGAAACCCAAAATGTTCTGCACCGAATAAAGAACGTAATACAACAACGTATCTATATTGGTCTTTGTCTTTACCATGAACATCAAGGAACTCGTGAAATGTTGCCATTACGCAGTCTCCACCTGCCATCTCTAAACACCATCCTTTCTTAACATACCTTCTAAGTTTAACATCTGTATCACGTTATGCCACAACTTCAATAAAATTTATTTCTTGTTTAATATCTGAATCAGTTTCAAACTTGTTATACGTACCACGATTGTAGTCTGATAACCATAAAGATTGCACATGGTCATCGTTTTCTAAATCGTATATTTGTTCATCTGAGTAACCATCAACTACGAAGGTTTCTACCTTCGTAGTGATTACTTCGAATTTTATTTTCTTGTAATGTCCTGCTGGATATGCCATTTATTATCCCTTCTTTCTAATCAATGCTTATACCTAATTTCTCAATATGCTCTAATTCATATTTAGTAAATTCAGTTGGTAAGTTTGCATCATGTTTTTTATTCCACTCTTTGTTATGCTCGAACCAACGCTGCATACCTTTGACTGAATGGTATTCGTGTCCATCTGAACCCCAATACATTTCAGTAACTCTATCGTAACTATGTTCTTTAGCTCTGGTCTTTCCGCAGTCGTAACATAATTCTTGACTAAGTTCTTTTGCTACTTGTCTTTTAACTTTTGCAGCAATAGTATCAGCAGAATCTTTCTCATCAATAACTTTTGCAGTTTTCTTTAAAACCTTCTTAATAGTTCTAAAGTTACTATCTGTAATTGGTCTAACTACTCCATACTTATTAATCTTGCCTTCTGCCCATGCAATAGCATCTTCTTCTGAATCTGCTTCAACATCAATAGTACGATGCTCAATAATTTTCAGCTTGTACTGTTTTTTGAATGTTTTTTTAGCCATCCTTTATCCCTTCTTTTCTACTAGATTCTTTTTATCGAATCCATAATGTTTGTAATTTGGTGTGAAATAAATATCTGATAATTGTTTTTCTTTAACATCATCATTCCAATACACTCTGGAATAAACTTCAACACCGCCATTCTCTTCTGCGAACTCTGATGCTTCAGTCATATCTGTAAAGTAATGACACTCGACTTGTGTCAATTTATTGTTTGATTCATAACGCAATGGATTTATAAATACCACGTATAGATTCATATTTCTCCCTTCATAAATGGTTGGTATATGCTTACCATAAGTTGTAACTCTTTTAAGTTAGCTTCGGTAAATCCATACAATTTGAACTTTGTTGCAAGTTGTCTGAAATGTGTATCTACCATTTCTTGTAAACCATCGACACCATACTTACCACCTTTTCGGTTTTTGTATTTATCGATGTAACCTGCCATTATTCTTCCTCGTACCACCCATCTTCAGATTCAACTGCTTGGACTTGCGGAGTAGAAGCAGCTTTCATCTCCTTTTGGTTTTGGATTAATTTTTGCATGAAGTCTGGTGCTTGAGTATCTAAGTACCAATCCCCACTCTCAACGAACTTTTCGAAATCGCTCATTAACCATCCTTTCAATTTTATTGTATCACATTGTGATACTTATGCCAAATGTGTGGATTCTCCCATTACTTCTTCATCATTATAAATATCGATTAAATTCTTAAATTTAATCCACTCATAGTAGTAATCGGTTCTGATTCGATATTGAAAACATTTAACACCGCAGTAGTTCCAGTTGTTATGTTTAATTAGTTTTTTTTCATCAGTAATTGTATTAAAACATTCTGAACATATTGAACTGTAATTTGGCGCTTCTCTGAACATTTTAAAAAATGTCAAGTCTGTCATTACCAATATTTCCTATCATGTCTAATTGTTGTGCAGTCAAAACAAACATCTTTCCAACTAGCATTTTTATTTGTGCCTGCATTGACATCAAATATTGCATAATCTTCGTATGTAATATCTTTCTTGCAGTCGTAGCAATAATCTTTTTTTGCCATTAGTTATACCAACTATCAGTAAATGTCTCAACTTCTTTTTCGTAGCCCATCTCTTTCAATTTGAATTTAAAGACTTCTTCGAAATCTTCTGCCATTTGGTCTCCAACGTTTGCGCTTTGACCAGAAGGCATTCTGTATTTCACGCCACCATAATAATGACTAAAGAATCCGAAATCTTTCAACGCTTCAAGTGCTTTACCTTTAACACCTTTCACGCCAAAATAACTAGCACCCAATGGAAACCAGTCTTTCGTATCATATTTGCCATTATTGGCATTGTTCTTTACCGCAGAGAATGCAACTACCGCAGCATTATTAAACACCATATATTTTTCTTTTGGTGTCATCTTGGTTTTTGCCATTTTTTTAACCATCCTTTTTTCTCACAAGGATAGTGTAGCATCTTGTGCTACTAATGCAATTTATTCTTCTTCTAAATAAACTACTTTAATTGAGTTCATACAAACACTTGGACTTTGGTCGCACATCCATTGATTTGTTTGTATATGTCGTAGTATCTTGCCGCACTCGATACATTTGTATCGATTTTTAGCCATAAGTTTCTAAATAAGAATCTATGATTCTATCGAAGTTGTCCGCATCATCAATTCGCTTAACATTACCGCATTCGACCAGTTGATTCTGCTCGTTTAAAGTTAAGATAGAACGCCTTAGTACAAGTCCAGTGTGTGTTGATTTGCCTTGAACTAGGCATACATAGAACTCTTTATCATCCCTTTCTATCTCTTGATATATTTTTAAGACCTTGATGTCAGCTCTTGCATCGCCTATCTGTATTGTCATTGTTTCAGTTTACTACTGATTAAAATAGTCTCGCAGTATTTTATCTTCTTTTTCACTTAATCGCAGTATAAAGAAATCTTTTAAACTAAGTAATGCGAATGCGTTATCATCTTCGTATATATTGTCTGATACTTCTGCTGCATCATAAGTTGGTTTGTGTTTTTTAGCAGCTGCCATTACATCATCCCATGTTGCATCGCCATTACGATACTTTCGAGATACTGCAACAAGCTGCGCACCAGTAGATGCCATAATATGCCTTTCTTATTTTTTCTTTTTTACTTTCATGCCATCAATACCAACTTCTTTGTTGGTGCTGGCACTTCTAACAACCTTATGGTTGCCATTATCATCTAATTCTAATTCTATTGAGTAAGGTATAGCTTGACCATCTTCAGCTATGTCTGAATACCTATTAACTAATTGTACATCATCTACGTTTTTACTTACCGCATCTGATTTTAAAAGTTCTGCTAAAAATACTTCATTATCTGTAAGTGCATCTCTACCTAATAAATCTTGTGTCTTTGCAGCGAACTCTGGACTTTTAATCTTTTTAGTTGACCCTTCAATAACATCTGATACGACATATCTACCACCACGATTATTAGCAGTTGTAAAGTTTTTACGAATATATCTATCAATGACCGAATCTGCTGCTTGTTCTTTTGAGTACATAATAAACATTACTTCAGCAGCTTCGTAACCTTTTTCATCAATTAAATCTTCAACAAGTAAAACTGGTTTATTACTACCCATAGTTACATCGTGTATTAAGTTCAGCCCACGCTCTGATGCTTCATCTTGTGCTAGTTTCATCATTGCCGATGATTCTTCATGTAATATGTTTGCAGCTTCATATCCAAATAATCCTGTATCTCCTATTTGCACTTTAGATGCAACAAGTTCTCTAATCTCTGTTAAGGTGCTTTTATCAAATGTACTATTTAAAACTTCTTTGTATATCTCTGGATGCGCTACTTTTAATCTTTTCATAATCGGATTAGATGGCGTTAATTTGCTTCCAGCACCGAACTTTGCATCATTTATAAATACATCACTTAGTAAATCATTTAGTTTTCTATCAGCTTGTGATGCGTAGTCTCTAAATATAATTACTGTTTTAAAATCATCTGGGTTAACAATAACGTAATCGTTTAATTGATATGTTTTTAAATTTGGATTGTTTGCTTTGTTTGCAAGCGTAAATGTTTTACCAGAAGATGGAAGTCCACCAGCTAATACTTGCTGATTGTTAGCTAATGCACCACCTGCAACTTGTTCATCAATAACTCTAGCAACATCATTTGCCCAAACATTTTCTACCAGTTTTTTATCCCATATAAAATCTGGTTTGCCTTTTTTAACATCCCATGCCCATGTACCATATTCGTTTGTATATTTTTTACCATTTTTTGCTATCCATTTTTCAAAAGTAGGTCTGTTCATTTTCTTAACATTGTCTGGCAACGTAGGTGGGTTATGAAACTTACCTTCTTGTTCTAAGAAATTAAAAATACCAAACTCTGATTCAAAAAATTCTTTATATTTTAATCTAAGTGGGTCTCTAATACTATCTGGTAATTCTCTATAATCTTTTACTCCAAACTCATCTAGTATGCCAGATATATCTGGTATATCTTTAACTTGTTCTACCCCTTTTCTAACTTCAGTGCTTACTAATCTTGGGTCAAAACCTGTTTTCTTTGCTAGCTTGTTTAGTCTTGGTAAGTTACCTTTTGCAGAAATTAATACTTCTGGTTTAATTCCATTTGCTTCAGCAAGTCTTGTTAATCTATCTTCTCCAGTAAACCACCCCAAAGATTTACGCTCTATCTGCGCTTCAAACTGCCTACGCTCTGCTCTATATTTAGCAGCTCTTCGCTTTGCGCCATCAGCTCTATTCTTTAAACCTTTATTACGATATATTTTTTCTTTTAACTTATTTGTTCTTTCAAGTTTTTGTAACCTACGTATTTTGTTTCTTCTCTTTGTGTTTGCTTCATCATCAGTATCAGTAGGTGGAGTAGAAAAACCTTCTATATACATTTGTGCTGAATGCGTACAATTAGGATGAAATAAACCCTTGCTCTTTGCATACTCTAAACTATCTTCTGTACCATGATATTGTTCTGGAACTTTAGATAAATCTTCTGTTGTGCGTAATACTCTACCTTCGAATCTTCTACACTTATCACATTCCATAGGACTATCTGTAATCCATACAAGGTATTGTTCAGCATCTTCATATCTATCTAAAGAACCTTGTACTTGTGCATTACCAGCTATTGTTCGTATTGCAGTATTTGCATAATCATCTATTTGCATGTTTCTATTACCCAACTGAATAGACTTTATGCCTTTATCTAAAAATCTATCTACCGCTATTTCAACTGCTTCTTCTAATGTTGCTACTCCAGATGTAACTAAAGCTGCTACTTCTTCTGTAACTTCTGCGTATATATCTTGTGTTGCTCTTACTACATTTAATTTGTTTGCTCTATTTTGAAATCTTAATACTGAATTTTCTATTAAGGATTCAATAGCATATTCAGATATACCTTGAAATCCAGCGCCAACATCTGCTGGTAAACCTACACTCAATAGTTCAGCAGCTGCGGTTTGTTCTCCGATACTATATGCAAGTTCTACTGCTGCGGTAATTGATGGTTTTATATTGTCTGATATTTTGTCTGCTTGTTTTGCTGCCTTATCAGCTAACGCAGCGAATGCTGATTGTTTAAATTGCAGCCATTCTTGAACTGTACCATCGTAGTTTTTGCCTTCTAATAATGATTCAGCAGTAACTTCTAATAAAAAATCGTTTACTTCTTCAAAAACTTTTGCGTAAGTTTCGACTATCTGTTCATTTGTAGCTGGGTCATAAACCATATCATGGTAATTCTAAGACATCTTCAACGCTCTGGTCAGCTAAATTGTAATTAGTTGCTACCTTTAATACTTCTTCAGATACTTCTTCTTCAGTCAAGTCTGGATTTAATAATCTAACTTTTGTCTCTAATGAAGCTGCTTGCGCTCTATGTAATGATTCAATTACTGTTGCAGATTCTCTAACATCTTGTTGTACTGCATCTTGCCATTCAACTCTAGGTTTAATTGGTTTGTATTGTTTATTAAATATTTCGACATCTAATATTTGCAGCTTCTCAAGTATTTCTTCTAGCGGTTGTGTCCAGTATCTTTGTTTCTTACCTTGTGTAGTAAATGTTTTACGTTCACGCAGCTTTAATGCAGTACCAGATTCTGCTCTACCTTCAATACTAATACCAAAAGATTGTGGAGAATATCCAGCAGCAGTAACTGCTCTATCTATCAATTCCATAACTGTTACTCTGTGTTGCTCATGTCTAATGTCAAACTGAACCTTCTCAATACCTTTATGTTCTTGATTTGGGTCTATTTCTAATGCAGTAAATACTTCTGCATCAATATCAAATGCAGCACCACGACCACGACCTCTTCTCTCCAGATATTCAGTAGGTACGATAATTCTTGATTTACCTAATCTAATATCTCGCATCCATGAAGTATATGCTTCATCTATTGCATCTAATAATCCTTCGATACCATCGTAATCTGAACGACCATATTCATAACCTTTTAATCTTCTAAGTGGTCTCTGATTTGGTACATACACTGATGCTAATGTTTTAAATGGAAGAACTATCTCATCTTCTAAATCAGCAGTTTCATCTAGTCTCTCAAGCGGTACTCTTGTTCCAATATTTGTCTTAGTTCCTTGATATAGTGCATTGTGAATTAATCCATCTTCGTGATGTTCTATTAACCTGTAATAATCTTGTCCATCAGCAGAATCATATTCAGTTACATATCCAACTGCTACTAATTGACCATACATAAAAGTTGCTATTGCTTTATCTGGAGATACAACTTGAATTGTTGGTTTATCCATAAATTCAGTATTCCAAACTAATCTTAAAAATACTCCGCCTAAAGCTGCGCATGTTTCGCCAGCTTCTAGTAATTTATTTTTTAATCCGCATTCTCTAAGTAAATAATCTAAATTCTCTTGTGTGTTGAGTTGGTCAGATTCAGAAAAATCTTTGTTGTTGACCATAAAGTTAGGTGGTTCAGAAAACAATAAATCAGAACTGGTCTGTGCTATATCTCCTGCAAGCGGAACGTGTATTTGATGTCGTTCAACTTGTGCATCAGTAGCACCTTTTCTTGTCCAGAACATGTACTTTCTGGGTCTGTAATCTTGCGGTACATCAGCATAAGTCTTGCGTAAAATTGCTGGGTCTCCAGCATGCCACGCTGAATGCTCTTGATATACTCTAAATATATGTTTATGGTTCTCTGGCGGATAAGCCGAACCATTCTCTGGTAAATTTAGCATTTAGTATCGTTTTTTCTTCTTCTTACCTTTAACGCTTTTCTTACCTTTTTTCATCTTGCCATAATGACTAGGCATATTAACTCCTTGTTATCCAGTGTCTCCAAATAGACCCTAACGCTATCATTACGTATCTTAGCGCATCTACTGCATGGTCGTTACGTTTTAATGGTTTATCTTCGCCACGTTCTTGTTGCTTAACATCCCAAACATAACTCTCAAGCTCTTCTATTAGCTTATTGCAGCTCGAATGTATTTTTAACTTTCTGCTGCCAATAAGGTTGTACACTATTCTAATACCATCTTGTACATTATTGTTTGCTTTAGTTACACCTAAATGATTATCTCTCCATAGTTGAGTTATAAAAGAAGCTGCTGATGGGTCAACAAATATCTTGCGCACATCATAACCATCTAAAAATTTAAGTAGCTCTCTGGAGTATTCCGCATCTGATAATTGTTTTTGACCTGCTTTAGAATCATAATAATATTCTTTAATTACATATAGTCGGTCATCTACGCCTTCTCCAATAAGCAGTGCAGCAAGTGGATTAGTAGTTCCATAGTCAATACCAACATAATATTCTTTCATCTTTGGCAGCTCTTGTACTATGTTTTCTTCTCTATCGAAGCAGTCAAATACTGCGCCTTCTGCCATAACCCATTCGCCATTAATAAATCTTCTATACCATAAGCTGCTTGGCGGTGCATACTCTGCCTTTAATGCAGCAACATATTTCTGGTCTAATGTGTGATTATCATTTAACTCAAATGCGAAATTCTTAATATCAAGTTCAGTTTCTCTATCTAAAAACTTTTTCTTTAGCCAGTGATTAGGACTATCTGGGTTAGTTGTTAAAAATAGTTGTGCATTAGGTACTCTTAATCTTGATAGCAGCATATTAAAAAATGATTCACTCCATAGTGTTACTTCATCTCCATAAGCACCAGCAAGTGTAAGTCCACGTATTTTTGCTTCAGCTCTCTCATCATTAGCACCAACAATATAAATAGTTCTATTACCAATTTGTATTTCTCCAGAACCAGTCCTTGTGATGAAGCTGCCAGAACCATCTAATATCTCTGATAAAACATCAATTACGTTTCTTTTAAGCGTTCTTTCGGTCTTACCTACCATAAGCAAGTTACCTTTAGCGCCATTGTTACAAAATTCTATCCAGCGGATTAGTGAAGATATTGTCTTACCAGATGATACTGAACCTTGCCAAATGTTAATTCTTGCAGTCGAATCTAGTATTGAATCTAGTTGTTTACCCTTCTGAAGATTTATCATCTCTTAAATCCGATATTTGTTTTGCTAGTTCTTTTACTGGGTCATCTTGTGCAGTTGCAACGTTACGTTCTGTTCTACCCCATTTATCTGGATATTTACGCTCTAATCTCCACGCAGCAGCAGTCCAGTTCTTTTGTGCAGCTTTACCAATTAGACCTACTAACATTGCTTCAGATTGTGCTTGTGCCTTTTTTACTGTGTCGGAAAATTCAACAAAAATTGCTTCTCTTTTACGTAATCTAGCTCTCGGATTCTTTGCTAGTCTCTCTTGTTCTTTAGCGCCACGCTTTAACCATTCATATATTGAATCACGATTTATACCAACTAGCGCTGCGGTTGTTTCTATGTAATTACCAGCACGAAGATATTGTGCTATTTCTTCTGTTAATTCAGATGTCAATTTAGTTGGTCTGCCTGCCATGTTACGTACTCCTGTTACGTTAACGACTAAAACCTGTTTAGTCTAGCTATCTATCTATTACCGCCATTCCCATCTGTCGTAGAACTTTCTGCGCTTCAAGGATGTCTCCGCTTGTAGCATTATATAACATATCTGTCATCAATATGCACGCAGCGTTAAAAAAATCATTACCAGATATGCCGATATTATTACGTTCCATCATTGGTAATTCAGCAGTGCCAAATATTCCATCGGTAATTGATTCTCTGAACATCTTGAAATCTACTTCATCTATGCCATCTTCATACGAAAAATTAGCAGTAAGAAACGATATAAATATTTGCATCGCTTCTCTTATTTCTGTGGGTACTATTACTTCGTGATACTCTTCACTTGACATATAAAACCTAACTCTTTTAATTGTGCTTTAATTGATTCTGCATGTTCTGCTGAATCAGCTTCTACTTTTACGTAATGTACTTCTTTACCAAAATCTTCATCGAACTTTAGCGGTGCATTCTGGAACTCTTCCATCTGCATAATATCTTCTAAATCAAAACCAGTTCCTAATAAGTTTTGTGTTGCAGCATTTATATCTTGAAGTAAATCTAGCAGCAGCGCTTCATTCCAGCTGCCATCTATTGTTAATTGATTTGATGCAACTATATATGCTTTTGCTTCTGCATCGGTCTCAAACTCTACAACTACTGTTGGTATTAACCATTCTTGTGTATCATCTTCTTTTTTAAGATATTTAGGCATAGGTTCTCCACGACCTGCCATGTTTTGTAGTGCAGCAATTCTGCCATGACCAGCAACTAAAGTATTAGTTACTTTGTTTACAACTGGTAATTCTATAAATCCGAATCTTTTAATTGAGTTTTCTATCTCGGAGTAATTATGTTCTTTCGGATTGTTTTCATCAAACTGAAAAAAATGTAATCTAGTCCAAACGTATTCTTTTTCTCTATCCATTTGTTTATTCTACCTTAAGTTTACAAAACAACATCTAATATAAAAATAGCGTAGTAGGTGTGCCGCTCATGTGGTTTTCGTAAACCGCATCACTTACTACGCTGCTAGCAGCTTATATAAAAGTTTTTATAGATATTTATTTCAAGTATTTACTTGGTTTTACTTCTATACCAGCTTCTAGTTTTCTATACATCTCATCTAAACTGTTGCTGATTCGAGTAGTTGCATACTTCTTTTCTGCTAGCTTCAGTCTGAATGAGATAATAGACATCTTGATTATTGAATATAATATATATCCAACTCCGCTAAATCCGACTAGATACCATCCTCGCCAGTTCCAGTCTTGTATTAGCCATGTCTCGATAAATAGTTTTATCATATTTATCTCCACCATTTTGTCATATTTATTTCTCCTATTGAGTAACTAAGAACTTTTTAAACTTGTAGAATTGTTCTCCTACTTCAAGTTCTTTAAACATTGTTTTTGCGCTATTAAATGTTAACGCATAACCTTGTTCTTTTAGTCTTTTAGTTTTACCTCTTGCATACTTCCAGAACTCATAGTATTCATTCTTGTAATACTCAAGTCCATAAGTATCGCTAGTGTATTCTTCCTCGTAAAAATAAACATACTCTAGCTCTAACTTGGTATTTTCTATGCTTTGTTTACCAGCGAATGCTGCTTCTTGCATTTCTTTGTATTCCCAATAAGGCATCGTACCTTCATCTTTACCTTTTTTATAATCGTAGCCAGTTCTGAACGCTTGCTTAACAAACGCAACTGCCTTACCATTTTTGAATACCTCTACATCTGCTGGGTACA